CTTACAATTTGATTTATAATGAGTGGTTTCGCGATCAGAATCTTATCAACATGGTGACCGTTGATACTGATGATGGCCCTGATCCGATTGGTAATTTTAATCTTCTTCGTCGCGGTAAACGTCATGATTATTTTACATCCGCGCTTCCTTTCGTGCAGAAAGGGACTGCGGTTTCACTTCCTCTGGGTACGAGTGCGCCTGTGACCATTACGCCTAATGGTGTTAATGCGCAGCCGACTTTTAAGGGTAATGCCACGGCTGTTACTTATGGGCGCCTGATTCATAACAATGCTAACGATAATATTCAGAGTGAGAATACGAGTGCGACTAATGAGTATTTAGCTTGGATTGATCCGGCGCTTACTGGTGTTGCTGATTTGTCGACCGCAACCGCGGCGACTATTAATCAGCTTCGTCAGGCTTTCCAGATTCAGAAACTTCTTGAGAGGGATGCTCGCGGTGGTACCCGTTACACTGAGATTATACGTGCGCATTTTGGCGTGGTGTCTCCTGATGCGCGTTTGCAGAGGCCCGAATATCTCGGAGGAGGATCGACTCCTGTTTCGATCAATCCTATTGCGCAGACCTCTGCTACTTCGATTGACGGTTCGGATACGCCAGCTGGTTCGCTGGCTGCGATGGGTACTGCTTTGGCTCGTGGTCATGGTTTTTCTCAGTCTTTCACTGAACATGGCTATGTCATTGGGCTTGTCAATGTCCGGGCGGACCTGACTTATCAGCAAGGTCTGCGGAAGCTTTGGTCTCGTTCCACTCGGTATGACTTCTATTTCCCGGCTTTTGCGATGCTCGGCGAACAGGCGGTTCTTTCGAAGGAGATTTTCTGCGACGGCAGTGCGGGCGACGAGACCGTTTTTGGTTATCAGGAGCGTTGGGCGGAATACCGCTATACGCCTTCTCAGATTACTGGTTTGTTTAATTCAGGTGCCGCGGTAGGTCTTGATATTTGGCACTTGTCGCAGGATTTTGCGACTCGTCCTACGTTGGATTCCACTTTTATTGACGATGCACCTCCTTTGGAGAGGATTCTCGCGGTTGGTGATGGGGCCGATGGCCAGCAGTTTTTGCTCGATGCTTTCTTTGATACTAAGGCCGCTCGTCCGTTGCCGCTGTATAGCGTGCCCGGTCTTGTGGATCACTTCTGATGGACCCTATTATCGGTGGGGCTCTTATAGGAGGAGGTTTAGACCTCCTCGGCGGTTTGTTTGGGAATAAATCGTCCGCTAAGGAGGCGGCGAAAAATCGGGATTTTCAAGAGCGTATGTCTAACACGCAGTATCAGCGTGGTGTTGCGGATCTTAAGGCGGCGGGCCTTAATCCTATGCTCGCTTATATGGGAGGTGGCGCCCACGGGGGCGCCTCCACTCCTTCTGGTGCTACGGCTCAGCAGGAAAACCCTGCGAGGAATGTCGGGCAGATAGTTTCCTCTGCTGGTCAGACTATGCGTATGAACAAGCTTCTTGATGCTCAAGTCTATAAGACTCTCGCGGAGGGCGATAAGTCTGTGGGCGATATGCAGTATACGAATGAGCTTAAGTTTGGTGTTGGTCTTGATAATGCTATCAAGGAACAGTTTTCTGCTACTGGTGCGCAGCTTTCTCAGGATAAGATTAAGCATGAGATGAGTCAGTTGGCTGCTTCCGTGAAGCATATTGAGTCTCAGATGGAATCTGAGGTTATAGCTCGGAGGATTGCGCTTCTTGAGGCTCGTGCTCGTGAGTTGGGTATGCCTGCGCTTGTTAATCAATCTAACATTGATGAGAGTTGGTATGGTAAGTATGTGCGTCCTCTACTTAAAGACGCTTCGGGCGTTGCTGGTGTTGCATCTTCTGCTGTTGGCGCTGCTGTTGGCGCTCGCGTGGGCTCCTCTCGTGCTGAGGAATCTGACGCTCGTGCTAAGCAGATAGAGCGTGGTACCGCGAATCCGCGGGGCTCTCGTGGTCGTTTTGTTTCTCCTAAACGTAAAAGGTGATTTATGACACTTCGTTCTAGTGGTATGTGTGTGCCTCGCGTTCAGTTGTCGGATTTTGGTCCGGGTAAAACTATCCAGTCTCAGAAAGAGGAGGCAGATATCAATACTATTGTCAAGCGTTTTGGCATTAGCGGTATGTTGCCGACGAATGTCCGTACTCCGCTTAACATAGATTTTGATCAGTCGTTTGACTTTCAGAGTGCTATGAATCTGATTAATGACGCTCAACGGGCTTTTATGGAGATGCCCGCGGACGTTCGGCAGCGATTCGGGAATGATCCCGGTCTTTTTGTTGATTTTGCCTCTGATCCTAAGAATCAGGATGAGGCTCGCAAGTTGGGTCTTGCTTTACCTGTCGTTGTGGAGGAGACTCCTCCTCCGGTAGATGTTCGTATTATTACCGGTGAGGTGCCTAAATGATTAAGGTTGTATGCGCGGTGATGGATTCCGCGTCTGGGCTGTTTGGTCAGCCCTTTTTCGTTCCGGCGACGGCTGCCGCCGTGCGTGGTTTCTCGGATGCTGTCGGTAAGGCTGAGGATCAGTCTGATTTGACAAAGCATCCAGAGGATTTTACTTTGTTTGAGCTTGGCTCGTTCGATGATGAAACTGGGAAGTTTGTTAATGTTCCTGAACCCCGCCAGCTTTTGCGCGGAAAGGATGTATCTCGTGTCCAGTGATTTCGACTCTTTGTATCGTCGCCTCTCTGATACTCGTAAGCGTCAGGCTGAGGCTCTTGCGGATTCTGATAAACAGATTTTCGCTCTTGATCGTTTGATGGGTAAGACTGTCCAGAATGATCTGGTTGAGGAGCTGGCTAAGCCTCCTCGGAAGTAAGCACAATTCGTCACTTGATGTAATTGTGCTAGGTGGACCTCTAGGTCCACCGGGGGTATAAGGGGGGCGTGTCTCCCCTTTCTCTTTTTTGGAGGTTTGAACATGCGTGGTACCCCTAAGCGTTCCTATGTCAACAAGGGCAAGTCTGCCCGTCAGTTTCGTTCTAACTCCTCTCGCACTAAGGGCGCGAATATCACTGCTGGCCCCATGAGGGGCGGCATTCGCCTGTAGTGCCTGGGCTGTGCCTTGCTATCACCCTCTCTCGGCCTGGCGCCAGGAGGGGGGCGGTAAGCCCATCTTTGGCTCCCCGCGGGGCCAACTTGAGGCAGGAGAGCTCTCCCTGCCTTGCGGCCGCTGCGTCGGCTGCCGTCTCGATCGTTCGGTTTCTTGGGCATGTCGGGTTATGCATGAATCCCAGATGCATGGCTCGAGCGTTTTTGTGACTTTGACGTATGATGACGATCACATTCCGTATGGTGGCGTTCTCCATTACCGTCATTTTCAGTTATTCATGCGGAAGCTCCGGAAGCGTGTTCCGGGTGTTCGTTTCTTCATGTGTGGTGAATATGGCGATAAGTTGTTTAGGCCGCACTATCACGCGGCTTTATTTGGTCTTTCCCTCACGGATCGGTATCCGTGGCGTAAATCCTCGGCTGGTTTCCAGCTGTTTCGTTCCCCCTTGCTTGATTCCCTCTGGGAATTCGGCTCTGCCGAATTCGGCGAACTCTCGTTTGAGAGTGCTGCCTACGTAGCTCGTTACTGTATGAAGAAGATTACGGGGGATATGGCGGAAGGCCATTACGCTAGACTCGTTCCTGACACTGGCGAGATTATTTCGTTGGTGCCTGAGTTTATGCGTTGTTCTCTTAAGCCGGGTATCGGCTCTAAGTGGTTCGATGAGTATCGTTCTGATTTGTTCTGCAATGATGCAGTTGTTATGGATGGCAAGACATTGCCTATTCCTCGGTTCTATCTTGACCGTATGACCGCGGATGAGCGGTCTGATTACACCATGCGACGTTATGCGGTTTCCACTGGATCTAATGAAGGCTCTCCAGAGCGTTTGCGTGTGCGTGAGATTGTCGCGCGCGCGGGTCTCGCTCTTAAGCTTCGTAATTTAGATTAGGTGTGACCGTTCTAGGAAGCATGTGTTTCGTTCTGTGACTACAGTTCTTCTTACCTAAGTTTGGGAGATTTTATGTTTCGCAATCAGTCTGTTAATGTGCATCAGTTTGCGATGGTTCCGAAGTCTGACGTTCCTAGGTCGTCCTTTCGGATGCAGAAAACGTATAAGACTACGTTTGATGCTGGGTATCTGTATCCTATTTATCTTGAGGAGGTTCTGCCGGGCGATACGTTCAATATGCGCGCTACGTTGTTCGCCCGGCTTGCTACTCCTATTGTTCCAATTATGGACAATCTTTATCTTGAGACTTTCTTTTTCTTTGTTCCTTGCCGTCTCGTTTGGGATAACTGGCAGCGGTTTATGGGCGAGCGTTCGCCTAATACTAATTCGTCGATTTCTTACGTGATCCCGACTTGTACGTATGATAATACGTCTGGGATTGATTTTGAGGATTTGCCCTGCTATTTCGGTTTGCCGGCGTCCGGTTCTATGACCGGTGACATTTCGGTTAACTGTTTGCCTCTGCGCTCTTACAATTTGATTTATAATGAGTGGTTTCGCGATCAGAATCTTATCAACATGGT